TTACAGGAAGACGAAGCAGCATTTGATACAGACCGGGAGTTTTATGAAGTCCTACAGCATGGACGAATTTTCTCCTTACAGCGAGAGGAAACTGTACTCGCCGATTGATCTGGGTTGGGCGTGTACGCAGATATCGTTCGAGGAGTACAACGAGCCTCGCATCAAATGTTGGGTGAACGAGGCGTGATTTATTTGCCCCTACAGGGATCATCCGCAGGGACTCCGAGTGGGTTATATCTAAATGTCAAGCTGTAAAGTAAGATATGCTTTATCAATGTCCGGTATTTTGTCCTGTATAACTCAATATACGCACGGGTTTGCGGTGATTAACCATGAATAATGTCCGCAGGTAAGGGTGAATGAGGCATGAAGAAGGTACAGGTTAAACCCTACATACGCATAAACGCCTATGAGATCGTATCGAGAGCGGTTGAAGATGGGGTTGCGTATGGATATAACAGGGCACACAAACATACGGATAAACCCACGGAAGATTCGTTGAAGGCTGAGATTGAAAACGCCGTGATGAACGAGCTGAGCGAAGTTCTCATATATGGGGACGAGGAATGAAGGAAGTAACACTCCACATTGAAAACGGACATCCGGTGGACATACACATCAACAACCAACCGGACCGCCCTGTGGAGGCGTTCCTGTTGATTGCGATAGTCCCTGCGGACCCTCCCGGGGCTGTGTTGCTGAATTACGGAAATTCATCCTCTACCGGAAATATGTTGATGACTCTGTATCAGCGAAGTGTGCATGAGCATCCGGAACTCGCGTGGGTTCTCGAACAGGTGAGCCGTGGAATCATCACGTTCGCAGATGCGGAACGTAAACGGTGGCCTGCACACGATTTGGCGGGTCGAGCGTGACGATAAAGATCAACGGGATTGACTTCACTCCCCGCCCCGATTGTAATTACCGGCACAATTATATAGACGCCATGAAGAAGGTGGCGGAAGGATATACGGACGAAAACGGCAAGTGGGATGAGTTGAGCGTGTGCAGGGCGCTCTTGTTGAACGACCTGTGGTTCCTGCTGTATTTCGGCATGGGTTATTCGGTTGCGAATCATCCGTTTTGGGTGGATGTATGCAGGGAGGTGGAGGACGGACCAAAGGATTTCACGCTGGACCTTTGGGCAAGGGAGCACGGGAAGTCATCCATCATCACCAAAGGCGAGACGATCCAGTTCGCGCTGAAGTACCCGGAGAAATCAACTGGCATATTCTCATACGTTAAGCCGCTGGCGAAGAAGTTTCTGTTCGAGATCAAAGAGACGTTCCATACGTCGGCGTTTCTACGGTCATGCTTTCCTGATGTCATCTGGAACAACTGCGAGAAAGAGTCTCCTCTATGGACGCAGGATGAGGGAATCATACTTCGCCGCAAGACGAATATGGCGGAACCTAACGTCAGCGCGTGGGGATTGACGGAGGGTATGCCTACCGGTATGCACTTCGATAGAAGGGTGTACGACGACATATCGACGGAGGATTTGGCGCGGTCGCTGGATGTGATGGAGGCCGTGAAGACGAAATTCGATTCGTCTCAGAACATCGGTAAGGAAGGCGGTCATCATAGGGTGGTAGGCACTTATTATCACCACAGCGACCCGCTGATCTACATAAGGGACAAGAAGGACCTGGAGGGAAAACCGAGATATTTCTACAGGTTCAAGCCTGCAACGCACGATGGGACTGCTAACGGGAAGCCTGTATTTATATCTCAGGGTCGACTGGACGACCTTAAACTGACCCGTACTTTCAATTTTCAGCAGTTGCTGGATCCGACACCGGATGCCGACCGGCGGTTGAATCCCGACTTCCTTGTGAAAGTGGAGCGGTCGGATATACCTAGGGATCTGTACCGGGTCATGTTGATCGACCAGGCCGGGGATCTGGACAGCAATATCACGAAGGATACGGACTCCTGGGCTATCGGCGTGATCGGCGTGGAACCAGTAGTCGATGATGTGGGGCAGAGCAAGGTATTCATCGAGGATCTGTGGATATCCCCCGCATCGGAATCGGAGGCCATCGAGCAGGCGGTCAGGATGTATCTGAACGCCGGGATGATTCAGAGACTCGGTGTGGAGAAAGTCGGGCAGGTTACTACGCATCTTCACATATCGGCCGCATTAAGCGCTCGGGGTAGGCACGTATCGTTTGCCGAGAAAGAGGATGTAGGCGTTCTCCTTCGGCCAGCGGGCAGGAGTAAGAGGAAGTTCATCGAAGGTGCTTTGTCGTGGCCCCTGAACAATGGGAAACTCAATTATTCATCAACTATTCCCGTGGCCTACGTGGAGCGGCTGAAGATGGAGATGTCTAACTTCCCGTATTGGCACGACGACGGGATCAACATGTTGGCGTATCTGTACGATGTCATAAAGGAGTGCTACTTCCCAGGATCGTGGGTAGAAGAGGAAGCGATGATCGAAGTTCCTCAATGCTCGATGATTATTAATTAAGGAGATTTATGGACCGTATACCGTGTTCCGCCTGTCTTTTCTGGGAGCCATTGGATAAGAAAACCCGCGAGGGGAAACCGTTGGGAGAGTGCAGGAGATACCCAACCCCACCAGCAGCCGAGCGACCAGGAGATTTCTGGTGCGGAGAAGGAATCAACGCGGGCGTATCCCCGATGCACGGAAGGAATAGGGCATGAACCCAAGAAAGAAACGCACGATCACAGCCGAGGAGTTGGGCAGGCTTGTTGAGAACGATATCATGGCCGCCCGCTCCCATTCCGACACGATGAGCGAATGGCGGCAGCAGATGCACAGCGAGTACCGGGGTCTGCCTTACGGAAACGAAGTTGATGGCAGGGCTAAGATCGTCGCAACAGATATGCAGGACGCCGTTGAATGGATCATGCCGTCGTTGATGCGTATCTTCGCTGGCACTCAGACGGCGGTTGCAATCACCGGAGTAGGACCGGAAGACGAGCAGAAGGCCCGAGGGGTTTCCGCGCTTATCTATTACCAGTTGCAGAAGAAGAATCCGTACTTCGAGGTGGTGTATTCCTGGTTCAAAAACGCCCTCCGGTTCAAGACGGCCATCATCAAAGCCACATGGAAGTATGAGTACGAAGAAGAAGACACCACTTTCAAGGATGTGACCCTTCAGGAGTACCAGAATCTAATCGCCAATCCGTTTATCGAGATACTTGAAGCCGTTCCGGTAACGCAGGAGGACAGTCAATCGCCGGATCAGGGCGAGGTGGAAGGCTCGATCAACCCCCCGCTATTTGAAATAGTGAAGATCCGCGCAAAGAACATCCTGTTCGACGGTCCCTTGGTGGGAAACGTGCGCCCGGAGACGTTCTACATCGAACCGAACGCGGATTCCATCAGGGACGCGGCGTATTGCGGACAAATCCTTGCAATGACGGCTTCCGAGATGAGAGTCCGGGCAAAAGCAGGCAGGTTCGTATCAGCCCGCGTGGAAGAGGCCTTAGAAAAAGGACCGGGAAGCCATGACCTCGACATATCCCAAGAGGAAGAGTACCGGTTGAACGTGTCCGGGTTGTCGAAGGAACGAAGCGACTTCGAGGATAAAGACCCCAGATCGAAATACGAGGTGTTTGAGCATTATTGCAAGATGGATGTGGATGGAGACGGAGTTGTAGAGGATTGGATTGTCTATAAATGTAATGGGATCGTCATCGAAGACCATGAAAACGAATACGGAAGGTTCCCGTTTTTCGCCCTGTCGCCCATAATCGAGCCACATTCGTTTTACGGTGTGTCCGTAGCGGAATTGGTTAGGGACATACAGAAGATAAAGACTTCTTTATTTAGATTGATGTTAGACAACATGGCTTTCATGGTGAACGGAAGGTACGCCGTCCGTGAGGGCATGGTGAAGATACAGGATTTGATCCACAACAACGTCCCTGGCGGCGTTGTTAGGATGACGGCGCAGGATGCGGTGACTCCACTTGCCACCCCACAGCTCCCGCAGTCGGCATTCAGCCTATTGGAGTTCATCGAGGGCATCAAAGAGAACCGAACGGGCGTTACGAAGTACAACCAAGGGCTTGATTCGGATACTCTCAATAAAACCGCCACCGGTATCAAGGTAATCTATAACGCATCCCTGCAACGCATCGAGTTGATCGCCCGTATCTTCGCAGAGACGGGTTTCATGGAACTTGTGCGGGCACTCATCGACTACAACCGACGGTTTATGACCCGGCTTTCGATGGTTCGGTTGGGAAACGAGTCGTTTTTAGTATCTCCGGAAGATGTTGACGGTGAGTTCGATTTCGACGTATCGGTGGGAGTCGGCAACATAGATCAGGCGCAGAGGGCGTCTTCTCTTGCGATGGGTTTGCAGATGACGATGCAG